AAAACTCTCCAGAATCAGATTCTTGATAAAGTAAAGCTGTACAAGAACCTAATGCAATACTATTCGGTGCGCGGTTCCAGCGATTCTATTGTTTTGTTTTTTAAGATTCTGTTTGACGATACTGCGGAAGTCTATTATCCCAAAAATGATATGCTGATTCCTTCATCGGGAACATGGGATAGAAATGGTCGTCGTCCGATTTATGATCAACTGGGAAATCGTCTTTATGATTCGGCAGGTAACCCACTTTTTGAACCAGGCATCTATACCAGCAATAAGGGTTTCCTTTCGGATACAATAAAAATTCAGGACTCATACTTTTATCAACAGTTTTCATACGTTATCCGCACCGGCAATAATGTTGATGCATGGAGTAATCCATTCAATAAGTTGGTTCACCCGGCTGGTTTCATCTTTTTTGGTGAAATTGTAATTTATCTTGAAAATTCCAATTTTTTCACTGTTCTTGATATTAATAATGTGGATAAAGACGATCGCCGTATTTTTAGTTCCATGCGGCGTCTCCAGCCCGGTCTCATCGGAGATGAAGACCTTCCGGTCAATGTATTTGTTGGTATGCCTGATACGCAGGCACTTATTCGCTTTCCGAACAAAATTTCGGCCGAAGCTGGTCTTAGAACTCTATTTACAACAGCGGGTAGATATACCAACATTAAATTTCAGGTCACCGCAGGATATGTCGGTACAGAATTTACTGTTCTTATCGACCAGATTCCTATCAAAGCAACCAATTCGGAGCATCGTACCATGCTCAAGACTCGTTATAACTCAATTGCACATTTTTTTGATCCAGGTACGTCAATGTATTCTTACGCAAATTATACCGTCCAGGACACTATAAATAACGTTGTCCCTTGGAATAACGTCGGCTCCGAGATAACCATCTCTTCAATACCTTAAGATAAATTTCTAATATGGCAGCAATCATCACATCAAACTTTCGCACGGAAAATGCCAACAACTTCCGTGATTCAATTATCAATACTGACAACAGCGTGTATCTCTTTATTGGCAAATCCGATGCTTGGTCCGACGTCATTACCGACAATACCGATACCGAGGCTCCGAATCCGGTAGACGTTGTTGTTGATGTTAATGATGCGTGGCAGAATGCGATTGCGCTGAAGCGCGCTTCGGCGTCCGATGTCATAAATATAATTCCACGTCACGACTGGATTTCAGGTAGTGTTTATGCTGCTTGGGATGATGCAGATGATAATATATTCTCGGATAACTTCTATATGATTACCGATGAATTTAAGGTCTATAAGTGCATCAAGGCACCAGCAGCCGAGACCGGTTCAAGCGTAAAACCAACGCAGACCAACATAAATCCAACGGCCGAAGCCGATGGCTATATCTGGAAGTATATGTTTACCGTATTCACTACGGAAGCAACAAAGTTCCTCACAAACTTCTATATCCCTGTAAAAACGGTAAAAATTCCAACGGGCGGAGATATAAATGATCTTTCTGCCGATGAACAAGTTAAATATGAATATCAAAATGATAGTGCCGACCAACTTGGCGGTAAAATCTACCGTTATGTAGTTACTAATGGTGGTTCAAATTACACCGTTGCTCCTACTGTCAACGTATTCGGTGATGGTTCCGGTGCAGTTGCCACCGCAGTTATTTCTGGCGGCGAAGTTACCGAAGTAAGAGTAACAGGTACGGGTTCTACTTTCCAGACAAATGCAGGTTCCGGTTACAAGGTTGCTTATGTCACTCTTACAGGTGGAAATGGTACCGGCGCAACCGCTCGTGCTGTTCTCTCACCTAAGAATGGACATGGCACAGATCCGGTTTCCGAACTCGGGGGTTATTACATTGGTCTCCGTATCCGTCTTAGCGGTACCGAAGGTGGAACCGACTTTATCGTAAACAATAGCTTCCGCCAAATTGGTATTGTCAAGAACCCATATTCTTTTGATACAACCAATATTGCAACCGATACAACTCTTAGCTCATTAAAGGGTCTCCAATTAACTTCACATACTGGACTCAGCGTGGGCGATTACATTACCGGGGGCACTTCTGGTGCAGTTGCTTTTATCGACTCCTATGATGCCGAAGAGGGTATTGTCCTCTATCATCAGAATGATAAGACTGGATATAGATCATTCCAACTAAGTGAAAGTATTGCCGGTTCGCCAGGTACTGGAGGCACAGGGACAATTGCATCAAGTGCTGGTCTCTTGGATCCGGAAGTCCAACCTTTTACAGGTGAAGTTCTTTTCCTAGAAAACCGTGCGCCAATTAATCGTTCGGCTTCTCAGATTGAAGACATCAAGGTCATCATTGAATTTTAATTTTTCATATGCCACTTAAATACTACGACTCAGCTCCATATTTTGACGATTACGACCAGACAAAGAATTATCAAAGAATTCTTTTCCGTCCTGGTTATTCAGTTCAGGCCCGTGAGCTAACTCAAATGCAGACTGCGCTTCAGGCGCAGATCGACCGCTTTGGTCGCCACGTATTTAAGGAAGGCTCTGCCGCCGTTGGTGGTCTCGCTTCTCTTGATGTTAAGTTTGCATATGTAAAACTTGAATCGACCTTTACCTACAACAGTGTCTCATATACCGCTGACAATTACTACGAAGAACTGGTTGGTACTACTGTTACCGGTGTGACCAGTGGTATTACTGCGACCGTCGTTGATGCAACTGCTCCGACACTCACCGATCCGCTTACAATTTTTGTAAAATATACCTCGAGTGCCGATGACAATATACAACAGCTTTTCACTCAGGGTGAAGACCTTCTCTCGGACGGTGACATTGTTCGCCGTGTTCGTGTAAAACCATACACCGACTTCCCTGTTGGTTATGGTAGCAGAGTTTCGGTAAATGAAGGCGTGTTCTTTGTTTCAGGCAACTTTGTTTACACACCAGCAGCAACAATTATTCTTGAAAAATACATTGTTGATGCAGACGCTCGGGTTGTTTATACAGTAAGCGAAAACATTGTGACATCGGCCGATGACCCAACACTTACCGATAACGCTCTAGGCTACCCAAATGAAGCTGCTCCCGGAGCTCATCGCTATCAGATTGAGCTCACTCTTGCAAAACAACCTATTGATCTTGCCGATCGTAATGAAGCAGATATCATTCAGCTTCTTTTGATTAAAAAGGGTAAGGTCGCCGCGACGGCGCGAACAGTTTATTCGGAACTTGGAGATGTTCTTGCTCAACGTACATATGAAGAATCGGGCAACTACACCGTTCGTCCATTCCAAATTAATATCCGCGAACTTCTGAATGACAATACAAACGGGGGTCTTTACACCGTTCCTCAGCTTCGCAATGCATACCCAATTACACTTACAAATGATACATTGGCTACAACATACGGCGAAAACCATCTTGCCGTTGGTCTTGAGCCATCCGTTGCATATGTAAATGGTTATCGTATTCAACTTGAACAGACCGCATATATCGAGGTTGAAAAGGCACGTGATGAAGGTTATTTTAATGCCGCCTCGATCGTATCATCATACGGAAATTATGTTCTTGTGGATACAGTAGTAAGTCTTCCCGACATTAATACATTCGGTAAGATGACCCTTAAGAATGGTGCCAGTTCTGTTGGTACGGCAAGAGCGCGTGCTTTTGAATACGATTCGGGTACAATCGGTACAAGTGCAGCCAAATACAAACTATATCTATTCGACATTGTAATGTCCACCGGTTCATTTGCCGATGTTGATAATGTAAGTCATTCATATGGTTCTGCTGCACAATTTACAGCCGATCTAGTTGATACAACTCTTTATAACACTGGTTCAAATTCTCTCTTATTCCGTCTACCAGTAAATACAGTCCAGTCACTTCGTACTCCCGATGATTTAATTGATACTCTTTACCAGGTAAAAAAGAAGTATGATAGTCGCCCTCTCGACGGTTCTGGTAAGGTAACAATTACTACAAGTACCGATGAAATTTTCGAGAATAATACTGCAAGCGATTGGACTGCAATTCTTGAATCCACAGGTGCCGTACTTCCTGTTGTATTTGACAGCTTCAGCACAACTTCCGCAACACTAGTGTTCTCCGGATATACAACTGGTGCTGTTGTCCATGTAATTGCTCCGACTCGCCGTAATCTCCGTGAAAAGATCAAAAATCTTCAAACTGATCATCCGGTTACAATCTCGTCTCCAAGCTCGACCATCAGTTTAGGTGTTACCGATCTTTTTGCAGTAAAAGCTGTATACATGTCGGCAAATCTTAGTACACCTGCCGATGATGAAGATGTAGACATTAAAGATCGATATTATGTCGACAACGGCCAGCGCGATAATTTTTATGATGTTGCTACAATCCAACTAAAACCAAGTGCAGCTGCTCCAACGGGCCGACTCCTTATTGTGTTGGATTACTTTACTCATCAACCGGGAGATTACTTCTCTGTTGATTCTTACACCGGTCAGGTTGCGTATGATGATATTCCATCATTCCAATCTTCCAAGGGTATCGTCCAACTCCGTGACGTAATTGATTTCCGTCCGACAAAGGCAACTTCCGGCGACAACTTTACTGGCACCGGTTCTTCTGTTGTAAGTATGGTTCGCCCGACCTCAATCATTACAGCCGATATCCAGTATTATCTTCCACGCATTGACAAAATCTTTGTGGACAAGAATGGTAAGTTCGGCGTTGTAAAGGGTATTTCTTCCACAAATCCGGTGGCTCCTGAGGATCCAAAGGACGCAATGGTTCTTTATGTAATGCGCCTTGGTGCATATACCTTCAGCGCCGCCGACACGATTCCAAACATGATCGACAATAAACGCTATACAATGCGTGATATTGGAAAGATTGAAAAACGTGTCTCGAACCTGGAATACTACACTTCTCTGTCGCTGCTTGAAAGAGAAACAGCAGGGTCTCAAATTTTTGATGGAGCCAATGTTCGTTACAAGAACGGCTTTGTTGTTGATAGCTTCTATGGTCATAACATTGGTGCAATTACGCACCCCGATTATAGCGTCTCGATGGATAAAGAACAGGGTCGTTTACGCCCAATGTTCTTTGAGGATAATACACGTCTCCTTTGGAATGAAAGTGCATCAAGCGGTCTCCGTAAAACAGGCTCACTTCTTACACTCAATTATTACCAATCAAGATATATTGAGCAGCCCTATTCATCATACGCGGAATTTGTAAATCCATACAATGTATTCAGCTGGACCGGCGACCTTATTCTATCTCCGAATACAGATGAATGGAAAGAAACACTACGAGCCCCCGATGTTATCATTGACCAGACGGGTATTTACGACACTTTGGTTCAAATGCTCGATGCTTCGGGTGCAATTGGTACCGTATGGAATGAATGGAGAACCAATTGGACGGGTTCTACGCAAAATGTAGATACTCAGACCACAGTATATGGTGCAAGCCCATTGATTACGGTTACCGATACAGCAACAACAATTACTACAACCAACACAACCAATCTATCGCGTAATGGTGTACGCACTTCTATTGTACCAGATACTGTTACCACAAATATGGGTGACAGAGTGGTCGAAGTCAATTTCGTCCCATTCATTCGCTCGCGTAAGATTTACTTTAAAGCAAGCCGGATGAAACCGAATACGAAGGTATATGCCTTTTTCGATAGTATTCCTATGGCCGATTATGTGACTTCCGATACGTTTGTAAATTATTCCAGCAGCACCAATTCTTCAAATTATTTTAATGCAACGGGCCATCCGGATGGTAGCTCAAATCTTATCACCGATGCAAACGGAGACCTTCAAGGTTCATTCGTAATTCCAAACACAAGTGTTCTCAAATTCAAAACGGGTTCTCGTATTTTCCGACTTACGAATAGTTCTACTAATGACCTAAAAGGTACGGAAACAAGTGCAGAAACTGTTTATTATGCTCAGGGCATAATGAATACGGTCGAGAACCAGGTCGTGTCAACACGTGTTCCTCAGATTAGTCGCAGCGCCGTTAACGACCAGCGTGTTACAGTTGACACACAAAGCAATACTACCGTTAGACAGACTTACGAATGGCACATACCTCTTCCAACTCAGCCTGTTCCGGTACAGACTCCTCCAAATAATACCGCAAATCCGACCGTTAATGGTTCCGGTCTTCCTCCAAAGGACGATACTGTTACCGGCAATCCGGATATCGGTAGCGGTACGGGAGCAGTTCCCAATTGGCCAGTTGTTGGTGTTACGGGTCCCGATAATGCTATCCCTAGCCCCACTGCAGATACTTGGCCTTCACCCGATTGGTGGTGGAGACAGCAAGCTGGGTTCCAGGAACTTTACATCGACCCTCTTGCTCAATCATTTATTATTGATACAGCAGGTGGTATATTCGCAACTTCTTTGGATATTTACTTTGCACAAAAAGATGATACAGCTCCGGTAACCGTACAAATTCGTACCATGGTAAATGGAGCTCCAACTCAAACGGTTGTGCCGTTCTCTCAAACAGTCAAGAGCGCAGCCGACATTACCGTTTCTGCCAATGCTTCTATTGCGACAACCTTTACCTTTGAATCACCTGTATATCTAATGCAGGGAGCCGAATATTGTTTTGTTGTAATGTGTAATTCCGATAAACATAAGATCTATGTTTCGGAACTTGGCGAATATGATATTACAACTCCTTCGTACCGTATTACAAAACAGCCTTACAATGGAGTGATGTTTAAATCGGCAAATGCGTCTACCTGGACTCCAGAACAAACCAAGGATATTAAATTTACACTACGCCGTGCAGCATTTGCTCAGACGGGTACCGCAGTGTTTAATAACAGCACCATTCCGGTTCGCTCACTTGATATTGATCCGATTCAAACAACCAATGCTTCCAATATCGTACGTGTCCACCATAAGAACCATGGACACTTTGCCGGTTCATCATTTGTAACTCTTGCAAATGTAACTGCAAATTCTGGTACCGCACTGAATGGTATTCCTGTCACCCAATTGAATACAACCCACAGTGTTGTATCAGCCGAAATTGATTCATATACAATTCAGGTTGCGGCAAGTGCTACATCAAGCGGTCGGGGCGGAAGCCCCGATCCATTGGGTTCGGGCACTGGTGCAATTCCAGCAGTCACGGCAACCGAGAATAAAACCTTTAATGTTGTTCACCCTATTGTTCAACAATCACTAATTCCGGCAACTGATATTGCATGGGCTGCAAGGGTCACTACCGGTAAGTCACTTGCCGGAAGTGAAACTCCTCACATTGTTTCTGCCTATGTTGACCTTAAAGTCAACGATAATACAGAATTCACTCGCCCGCAAACAATTGTTTCGGCTCCGAATGTTTCATCTCTATCGACTGGTTCGAACAGCTTTATTCTGAAGGGTGTCATGACAACGGCAATTGAAAACATCTCACCCGTAATTGACCTTGACCGTATGTCGGTTGTAACAATTGCAAACCGTATTGACAACCCCATCGGAAGTGCGGCTTCAGGTTACAATGTTGTTCATAACTTTGTTGCTGAAACTCAAGCAATAGGTGGATCGGTACTTTCAAAATATATCACTCGTAAGGTTGAACTCAATGAACCTGCAACCGCTCTGAATATCTTTACTCTGGTCAACAAGCCCTCGGGTACCGGTATCAAGTTGTGGTACAAGGTTCTTGCAAGCGGTGCCGACACGAACTTTGAAACGCTTGGTTGGACCGAAGCAACTCCTGATTCTGCAATTCCGACTTCTGACAACCCAAATGATTTTACTGAGGCTCAGTATTCCATCACCGAAGCAATACTCGGAACTGAATTTACCGCATTTGCCGTAAAGATTACCTTTACTTCGGAGAATTCATCAAGGGTTTCAACCTGCCGCGACTTCAGAGCCATTGCCATTACTTAATGAGACCAATGATTCGAGCAACGGTTGTGGACAATCCCACCCTAGAACGGGATATGTCCACAAATGCCGTAATAAATAAGAATAAGAACGAGTATTTTCGTAGACTCCAGGTCAAAAAAGCCAATAAGGTTAAAGACCAGGAACTTGAAACTCTTAAATCCGAAGTATCTCAATTAAAAGAACTTGTACAATCACTGTTAAACACTTCCCAAAATGGCAACAACCGTTAATCGCATAGATACATTTGAAACATGGCGTCAGAAGACGAATACGATTTCTTCTGATGTTGGTACCATTGCCAATTTAGATGCAAATATAGCCAATGATAGTTCACTGGTTACAGCAATCAATGAGCTCCAAGGAGATATTGGCGGTGAAGAACTTTCCAATTATACCGCGACATCGCTCCGTGGAGCCGCAAATGAAATTAGAAATAGTGATATTACCTTGAATGGTAATAAAAGATTTTCTGGTAATGTCTCTGTTCAAGGAACACTTGGTGTACAAGGTGCCACAAACCTTCAAGGCGTTTTAGGTGTTCAAGGTGTAACTACACTCGGGAGTTCTTTAGCTGTTCAGGGTGCAACAGTATTACAAGGTACATTGGACGTTCAAGGTGGCTTAAATCTTGCTTCTGCTTATCTGACCGGCAATTTAGGAGTTCAAGGTATTACCAGTCTTCAAGGCGCTCTTGGCGTTCAAGGGAATACAACTCTAGGAAATGCCGTTGGAGATGAAACATTGGTAAATGGTTCATTAACAGTAAAAGGCGCCGATTTTAAAGTTCAGACCAGCGGCGGCGTTGATAAATTTTCTGTTGATGATGCAACAGGTAATACCGTTGTTGAAGGTGGGCTCATTGTTCGTGGAGCAACAACACTTCAAGGCGCAATTGATTTCTCATCAAACTTTAATACTCTAACCAATAAACCTTCACCCGTCATTAATGTAAATCTTTCAGGTGATATTGCTGGTTCGGGGAGTGTTACAATTACAAACGTTGGTTCTGTCGGTCCTGGTTTTACTCAACAGACATATACACTTAGTATTGCAAATACTGTAATTCAAGCAGATTCGATTGCCCTTGGGACTGATACAACGGGCAATTATGTCGCAGCAGCTTCAGCGGGTTCTGGTATTGAAGTTTTAGGTTCTGGATCGGAAAATGCGTCGCTTACTATTTCAAATACAGACCGAGGTAGCTCACAATCTATCTTCAAAAGAATTGCAGTTTCTGGTAGAGATACGGTTATTGCAGATAGCAATGATGATACCCTTACTCTGGTCGCTGGATCAAACATTCAAATTACGACAAATGCGGCCGCCGACAGTATCACAATTACCGGTACCACGCCTCTTGCAAACAATTCAACAGTGAATGTAACGGCTGGAACCGGTCTTTCCGGCGGTGGCAGTTTCACCGTTGATCAGGCAGCCGGCTCAACTATTACACTTGCAAATGCCGATAGAGGTACTTCACAGAATATCTTTAAGAATATTGCTGTTCAAAACCAATCCACTGTTGTTGCAGATAGCAATGATGATACACTCACATTTGTTGCCGGTCAGGTTGACTCGACCATTGGTATTACAATTTCAACGGATGTTGCTAATGATACAATTACGTTCTCGCACGCAAATACATCTTCTGTCGGAAATATAACTGCAACAACTCGCACCTATGTTACGGGCATCTCATTTGATACATACGGACATGTTCAAGCTGTGACAACCGGTGCCGAAACCTACGTTGCAAATGATGGCACTCTTTCACTTGCCGTTGCCGGTACGGGTCTCACTGGTAGTGCTTCATTTACCGCAAATCAATCCGGTAACTCAACCTTTACGGTAACCTCAAACGCAACACACTTAAATACCGCAAATGCAATTGTTGCACGTGATGGTTCTGGTTCTATTATTGTAGGTTCTATTAGTATCCCAGGAACCGGTGGCATTGCCCAATATACAGGTTCATCATCCAGCGTCTTTAATACAATTGGTGCAAGTTCAACCAGCAATTTTGCTTATGGTTGGGATGGGACCAATGGTTTAATTTCAACATACAATCAGAACAGTCCTTTAATTCTTAAGGCTTCTGGTGTTTCGTTCTATACTACTGCTGGTAATAACCAACTTCAGGTAAATTCAAACGGAAGAACAATTGTTGGCGTCAATGGTATTGACCGCGGTGCTTATACTCTTATTGTTGATGGTACACTTTATACTCATGGAGCCACAACACTTAACAGCACACTAAATGTTTCTGGTGCCGCCACTCTTTCAGGTGGTGTAACTGGTGGTCTTGCTGTTACAGGAGCACTTAGCACAACTTCCACTCTTAATGTAACTGGTGCAACCACTCTTACCGGTGGTGTTACTGGTGGTCTTGCTGTTACAGGAGCATTAAGTTCCACCAACGGACTCTCTGTTACAGGCGCAATTACTGCAACTGGTGATATTACCGCAGGTACCTCAGACGATCGCCTCAAGACTCGTTTCGGTAACATTCCGGATGCTCTGAATAAAGTTCTTCAACTCAATGGATTCTATTATACACACAACAAGACTGCTCAACAATTAGGTCTTGTAAATAAAGGACAACGAGTTGGTGTTTCTGCCCAGGAAGTTCTTAAGGTTCTTCCAGAAGTTGTTAGAGATGCTCCGGTTGATGAATCATATATGACGGTTGATTATGCCAAGATGGTTCCGCTTCTCATTGAAGCAATCAAAGGTCTCAACGCAAAAGTTGAAAGTCTTGAAGCTCAATTAAAGAAGTAATATGGCACTACCATCAGTATTTCCTCTTTCGGCATTTCAGGTCCGTACCGAACTTGGTATAGAGTCAAATGTGTCTATTTCAATGCTATCGGCGGCAGTTCGAACATTGGCTGCACGGTCAGCCCCGAATACTGTTGCGTTTTCTGACTTACTCGGAAAAAGTAATAGAACACCGTTGTTTGATGTCTTGGTTGTTGCAGGCGGTGGCGGTGGTGCAGGCAGATCCGGTTTTGCTGGAGGCGGCGGTGGTGGTGGTGGCGTCATATATACTTCCGATTATTCGGTATCGGCTGGTACTACCTATAATATAACCGTCGGTGGCGGAGGTACTCGTACGACAGCTGATCCCGGAGGCGTAGACTCGACTTCTGGACAAAATTCAAGCTTTGCATCAATTGTGACAATTGGCGGTGGTGCTGGTTCTTTCGGAAATAACGGCGGAATAGATGGTGGCTCGGGCGGCGGCACTGCACTTTTTCAGAACCCAGGAGGTCTGGGTACTCCGGGCCAAGGTAACAATGGTGCCGCTGGGGCTGGTTTTGCTGCCGGCGGTGGTGGCGGAGCAACTTCTGCCGGTTCTTTCATAGAAAATGAAACGACATTAGGAGGAAATGGTGGCAACGGATTAGTTACGAGTATTAGTGGAATATCGCTAACATACGGCGGTGGTGGCGGAGGCGGTGGTTATGGTAACAGCGGCGGCGCGGGTGGTGGTAGCGGAGGAAGCGGCGCCGGGGCGGGCGTCGCGGCGGGCACACCATTTGCAAATCAAGGCGGCGGTGGCGGTGGGGCGCCTGGTCAAGAAGATGGTGTCCTCGGAAGTAGCGGTGCAGCCGGTGTTGTGATTATATCATATCCTCAACAATATTCGAATGCAGCATCGGTATCTGGATCATTTACTCTTACCATTGCAAATGGTAGAAAAATCTACAAATGGACAAGTGGTTCGGGCAGTATTACGTTCTAATCGATCAATAAATTATTGATATAAATAGAAGCAATCCATGGCAGTATTTGCAAACATTTCAATCGATCAGGGTTCCGACTTTTCTTCTATTATTACCGTTGAAGGCGGAGATGGTTTAGTCATGAACCTTACGGGTTATAGTGTGAGAGGACAGATTCGGAAAACATATACTTCGCTTACGGCAATTGATTTTGATGCCGAAGTAGAGTCCGAAGAATCCGGCACGCTTATAATTTCATTAACAAACGAACAGACGCGGATAATGAAGCCTGGTCGCTACGTTTATGACGTAGAGATTGTTCATGATGTTTCGGGTAGTGTTACACGTGTAGTAGAAGGACAAGTGGAAATTACTCCAGGAGTCACTCAACCAACAGTTTAACATGAGTCAACAATCAATTAGAGCGACAGTTGTGGGTTCACAACCTATTAGATCGACTGTTGCGCTGAATCCGGGTATACAAGCAAAAGTTGTAGCCCTCGGAAAACCTATTTCACTTTCGGAATTATCCGACGTAGATCTATCCAACGCATCCGATGGAGCCCTATTGGTCTATAACGGCACTCAGCGCAAATTTATATCTACAACAGAACTCAAAAATTCTAATACCAACATTAACGGCGGTAACTTCTAAAATTTATGGCAACAGCAGGCACAGTCATTACAACGCGCTACTCCCTAGATAAGGGCGCACCAAATACAAATGTTCTCCATGTCGGTGAACAAGCGTATTCATTCAAATCTGATACATCAACCGGAGGACAAAGACTCTATATCGGTCAACTTGTAGGCAGCGATGTATTGCCAGTTGTTATCGGTGGTAGATACTTCACCGACATGATGGACCATGCTCTCGGTACACTTACCGCGAGTTCTGCAATCCTTGTCGACAGCAATAGCTGGGTCAGCGGCATTAAGACCGGCGGTCTTCAGCTCGGTACCACTGGTAATAGCAACCAGATTGTAAATTCCATCATCACTTCGGGCATTGATGGTGATTCACTCAACAGTGAACTCCCAACGGCTAAAGCTGTTTTTGATGCTATTACCGGCGGCACGAATATCTTCCTTGACAATCTAGGAGATGTTCAAATTAATGGCACGGGCCTTGGTGACGCTCAGGTTCTCATTTATGACAATGGAGTCAATCAATGGAAGAATAAATCAATTACCGGCGATGCCACAATTGATAATACCGGCGAACTCACTCTTGCGACCGTACTTGGTACCGCAGCAGGTGAATATGGTTCTGCCAGTGCAATCCCAGTTATTACTGTTGATGAAAAAGGTCGTATTACCAGTATCCATACCGAAACTGTTTCTACCGCAATTGAAATCAACGGAGACTTTGCATCGACGGCAAGCCTTGACATTCTCAATAAGTCGCTTGATTTTATCGGCGGGGACGGTATTGATGTAACAGTTGGTCTCGACAGTGACGGCAATGTTAATGTTTCAGTTGCAATTGATGCAACTGTTGCAACAAGTGCCGACAAGCTTAGCTTCTTCTCTGCGACATCTTCTGCAGAACTTGCTGGAGTTATCTCGGATGAAACTGGCTATAGCATTGATAATTCTGGTGCAAAGCTGGTATTCAATAACAGCCCGACGATTAACAGTGCAATCATTGCTGGTACCGCGCAAATCAATCTATTCAATACTACTGCCACTGCGGTTAGCGCATTCGGTGCGGCAACCTCTATCAGCATTGGTGCCGGTACAGGTGATACTACGGTCAACCATAACCTCATTGTTGCCGGCAACCTTACCGTTAATGGTAGTACAACTCAGGTAAACACAACCGTCACCACCCTTACCGATCCGGTAATGGAACTTGCTTCAAATGCAACTGCCGGCGGTGATGCAAATGACCGCGGTATCGCTTTCTACTATGGCCAAGGTGGTGTAGTGAAGGAAGGCTTTTTCGGTATGGATATGCAAAGCAAACGCTTTGTATTCCAAACTGAAACCGGTTCAAGCGGCACCTCGGGCTCCGGCGTCAATGAATTCACTACGCCTTGGGGAGATGCAGAATTTAACGGTCTTTATGTTGTTGTTTCCGAAATTGGTAATATCAAGCTTGGCGGCGACGGTACACTCAATACAATCACTACTACCTCGGGCGATCTTGTGGTCAACTCCGATACCGGAGAGGTTGTGTTCGGCATTACTAACGGCAGTGCTGGTTGGGCTGCAACAACAAATGTTACCGTAAGCGGCAACCTCGAGGTTGACGGTAATCTTATGCTTAACAACCCACTTGAGGTTACATCAGGTGGTACAGGAATTGATGCACTTACCGGAGATGCCTTCGTAATTACTACGGAAGGTTCTACGGGTGTTGCTCCGGCTCTGGACTTTATTACATACACTTCGGTTAACGGAAGTATTGGTATTCTCCAAATTGGTACCGACGGACATCCGACTGTTTCAAATATCATCGACGGCGGAACCTACTAAGGTTTCCCACTGGGTCCCGTCACACGGCGGGACCCAATTTTTTCATTATACATTATACATAATACAATACCATGGCTGTCGGCACAATTCTAAAACACAGAAGAAGTTCAACAAGAAATGCTGTTCCGAGTATCGGAGACCTTTCTCTTGGTGAATTGGCGCTCAATACAGCCGACGGTTATGTTTATTTACGCCGCAAGGATACAACTTTCGCAATTGATGAGGTTGTAAGACTCCGCGCCAGTTCTCTTTCGGGATCCGGAGAGAATTTCTCGTTTGAAAGAGAGCTTATTTTAAGCTCCGCAAATCAATTGATTGATACCTTTCCTACTACGGAATACCGTACAATTAAATACGTTCTCCAACTATCATACGGAGCAGACTTCCACTCAACCGAGTTGCTGTTGCTTCAAGATGGTATAACAGTTTACACTACGGAATACGCCACAATTCAAACTGATCTAAGTTTAGGTGTGTTTAATTCGATTATTGAAGGCGGTTTAGTAAAACTCCGCGTGAGCCCGACATTCACAAATACAACAATTAAGGGTTTTCGTACGGGTGTAGCGGTTTAAGGTTTACTTTTAAAAAAGGTTGATATATAGTAGTAGCTAATTGAGTTACTACTTATGAAAAACTTTGTAAAATCTGCTTTGCAGGATGGCGGTGCCATCAAGCCATTAATTGTTCCAGCAAACCTCACGAAGGGTACTGGACTTATGAATCCATCCATCTTTAATGATGGTGGTAAACTTAAGGTTGTAATTCGCCACGTGAATTATACCTTCTATCACTCCGAGAACAAACTGTTCTTGCATCCTTGGGGTCCACTGACCTATCTACATCCCGAGAACGACCAGCATCTCCGTACGGAAAACTACTACGGCGAGCTGGACAACTCGAATGATCTTAACCTCACCCGAGTCACAAAGATCGATATGAGTTTCGGTGATACCTATGAGCCCAAATGGGAATTTGTGGGTCTTGAGGATGCAAGACTCGTTCGTTGGGACGGCAAACTGTTTATTACTGGCGTCCGTAGAGATACCACGACCAACGGTCAGGGTCGCATGGAACTTTCGGAGATTCAAGTATCCAATGATACCGTAAAGGAAGTATCTCGCTTCCGTATTCCGACGCCGATCGATCCGAATTCATATTGCGAAAAGAACTGGATGCCAATCCTCGACAAACCGTATCACTTCATTAAATGGTGCGGACCCACGGAGATTGTAAGAGCAATTCCAGAAACACAAGGTTGCGAACGAGTGCTGTTGGCTCAAAACCATGCCGAACTCCGACGTGACCTCCGAGGTGGTACTCAAGCCGTCAAGATTGGCAATCATTATGTTGCAATCACTCACGAGGTCGACCTCTTTAAATCCGATGTCGGTCGCAAGGATGCGGTGTATCATCACCGTTGGGTCATGTGGGATGAGAACTGGAACATTGTAAAATACTCCAAAGAGTTCTTCTTTCTTGACGCACAGGTTGAATTTGCAATTGGTATGTGCTTGGTCGATGAAAAGAATGTCGCAATTACCTTTGGTTTCCAGGATAATGCAGCCTATGTGTTCCGTTGCCCGATTTCTACAATCATGAACTTCATTGAGGAGAATAACAAATGAACCGCACCACAATCATTAATTATCTAATTGCCAAGTGCAAAGCCCAATCCTATCTTGAGATTGGCGTATGGAATGGGCATAACTTTGACAATATTGTTTGCCCTAAACGTGTTGGTGTTGACCCGTCTCCGGAGAAATTAAAGAACCCGGAACTCTGTAAGGTCATGACTTCGGACGAATTCTTTGCTCAGAATACTGAAAAGTTTGATGTGATCTTTATTGATGGGCTTCATCATGCCGATCAGGTCTTTAAGGACCTCAAGAATGCCGCAGAGTGTCTGAATCCGAATGGTTACATTGTGTGCCATGATATGAATCCATTGACTCAACGGGCTCAGGAGATTCCATATTCTGGACAGGGTATGTGGAACGGAGATTGCTGGAAAGCTCTTGTTGAATTCCGTAAAAAAGAGTATCTTTTTGATGTGAACGTCGTCGATGTCGACCATGGTTGCGGTATCCTTAGTCTCAAGCATAATTTTACTGATATTGAATTCCTCGAGGTAAAGGAAGAACTTACATATGAGAACCTTGAGAAGAACCGCAAAAAGTGGTTGAATCTCGTTGACTTTCATGCGTGGGCTCATGGTATTGGTTTTAATGAGATGATGAATGCCTATGTTGGCGACCCATCCAACGAATACAATAACTACGTTCTTGCTCTTTGGTACGACAATATCGGCCAGACGGCTTCTGCCATCTCCTATTACATTCGTGCCGCCGAACGCAGTGATATTCCGTTCTGTCAATATGAGTGCCTGATTCGTGCGGCACTCTGCTTCCAGAAACAAGGTACCCGAGGTCTTTCGGTTCGTGGATTGCTTCAACGCGCAATCTCGATTCTACCAACACGTCCTGAGGCGTACTTCCTCCTTGCTCGGTATCATGAACGCGAAAGCACGGTTGAGAGTTGGGTAAACTGTTATACCTATGCGTCAATGGCGCTGGAGATTTGTGATTTTAATTGCGGACCTCTTCGGACCTGGGTAGAATATCCTGGTTATTATGGTATGCTATTTGAAAAAGCCGTAAGCGCATGGTGGGTGGGTCTCTGTGAAGATTCAAAGAATATGTTCATCGACCTTCATAAGAACTATCAACTGGATCCTACTCATAAGGGTGCTGTTCTGAATAACCTTAAGTTCATGAAAGCCGAAGTATGAGCAAACTGGATAATTTTCCTCCCGTCTATTGGCTCACACTTCCCGATCAGCCCGACAGACATAAGTGCATTAATGACCAGTTTGCCAAGTACGGCATCACCAATCATACTCGCATTGATGGTTTTGATGGTCGTGTAACGGATTATCGTAAGAAGGGAGATGTCGTAACTGGCATTTACTTTGACATTATGAAGTCGACCGATATTGCGTGTGCAATGGGTCACCTTTCAATGATCAAGTATTGGTACGATACCTCGACCAGCGATGTTGCGTTATTCTTGGAAGACGATGTAAACCTCGAGAACTGCGAGAACTGGAGCTTCACGTGGTCCGAGTTCTTTGCATCACTTCCGCCAGACTGGAAGAATGTGCAACTTGCTCAGATTCGGTCGGATGAAATTAATGATGTTGGCTTCCGTCCACGCATCGCTTCCGACTGGTGCGTCACTGCGTACCTGATCAAACGATCATATGCCAAACAACTGATAGATGATTACTTTATTGATGGTCGTTTCCGTCTCATCGTTCAGAATGACAAACAGTGCCAGCCCATTGTTGAGAACCTCGTGTACTTTCCGGGAGAACCAAAGTCTTACAGTATCCCGCTCTTCACTGAAAAGAATACATTCTCATCGACCTTCTATAGTAACGATACCAAGAAGGTCAAGGAATACAATGCTCTTTCCGAGAAGTATGTCACAACGTGGTGGCAACAGAATGGTCCCACAGCATCACTGGAATCCATTATGAAGAAGCCCGTGCCGACTCCCATCATTCCTATGATCGGAACGGCAGTGGTCACAAATCCAAAATGGGTGAAACGCCTTGTTGAGAGTGTTGATTTTCCCGTCAAGGAGTTCTGTATCATTAATAACAACGGACGCGGAGAGATTGATGCCGAGCTGGATGCAATTGCTGCAACTCCGCATCCCTACATCCGTAAGATTAAAGTTGTTCATATGCCGGCAAATCTAGGTGTTCCGGGCTCATGGAACCTTATGATTAAATCGTATCTGAAGGCTCCGTACTGGATCATTGTAAATGATGATGTTGCCTTTGGTCGTGGTTTTCTTGCGGAAATGTATGCGGCAACTATGCGTGATCCTTCGCTCGGTATCATTCACGGTTACGAAGGAGACCATAATGTCGGCAGTTGGGACCTCTTCCTACTTCGAGATCATATTGTTGCCGATTACGGTCTCTTTGATGAGAATCTATATCCCGCATACAATGAGGACGCCGATTACTTTCTACGGTTCATCCACAGTCCCATCCGCAAAATGATGAATCTTCAAAGTGATTACTATCACGGTGAGGGTAAGAAGAACGAATATCATGTTCATGGAAGTCAGACGGGCAAGAGCGATCCGGTACTCAAAGAAAAATTGGACCGAGTGAATCTCATGAACATGGACTACATGACTCATAAATGGGGTAAGGAATGGAGATGGTGTGCTCCAAGCAAACTTCCATTCGAGAACCGGCCGATTAGTTACACGTCCTACGACCTTCGTTTCATTCGTCAGAAGTATCTTGGCTTTTAAAATGTTATGAACTAATCTATTATAAATAGACATTCAACGTCGGTGTTCAACCTTCTGTGGAATAAGGAAACAGAATGTCTATAGATAAAAACTTTAAAGTCAAAAACGGCTTAGATGTAGCCGGTAACGCAACCGTAACGGGAACAATCGCAGTCCAAGGTATCCAAAGTACCCAGGGGCTCACTCGTTTCTTAGTATCGGATACAGACGGGACATTCTATTATCAGAGTGGTGGAACACAGGGTGCTCAGGGCATTCAAGGTATTCAAGGTATTCAAGGCGTACAGGGTACTCAAGGGACACAGGGAACTCAAGGTGCTCAGGGTCGCCAGGGCATTCAAGGGCATGAAGGAACTCAGGGTACTCAGGGAGCACAAGGTCTTCAAGGCGCACAAGGAACTCAGGGTATCCAGGGCATTCAAGGAACTCAGGGTGCCCAAGGAGAACAGGGTATTCAGGGTATCCAGGGCATTCAGGGTATTCAAGGTATTTCCGGTGCTCCTGGTGCCGGTGGCGCAATTGGCTATTGGGGTTCATTCTGGGATACTACAAATCAGACGGCAGCAGTTCTTAATACCCCTCAAGCTGTAACACTGAATAGCTATGACGCTGATAATAATCAGGTTTCTGTGGTTTCCGGAAGTCGAGTAACATTTGCAAATCAGGGGGTTTATAGCATCACATTTTCTGTTGAATTAACGAATCGAAGTACGGCAAATGGTCCAACTCAATTCTTCCTTAAAAAGAATGGAACTATTCTTGCAGATACAAATTCCCATTTTGATGTTGCGGATAAACAGGGAGGCTCATATTATTCTCAGATATTGACGGTAAATTTTGTATTGTCATTGGCAGCAAATGATTATATTCAACTTTTCTGGGAAACATCTAATGCGGATGTTTCCCTAGAAACAATTACGGGTAATGGCAATCACCCAAGAACACCGTCGGTTATTTTGACGGCAACACAGGTAATGTACACTCAGCTTGGACCACAAGGCACCCAAGGTATTCAGGGTGTTCAAGGTATACAAGGCACACAAGGCACACAAGGAATTCAAGGTATCCAAGGTATTCAAGGCGTGCAGGGTACTCAAGGTACACAAGGAACTCAGGGTCTCCAAGGTACACAAGGTACCACGGGGATGTCGTTCATTGTTGCGCGTACATATGCCACAGTTGCCGCACTTATTGCCGATACGACTCCGGCTGATATTGTTGCGGGTCAATTTGCGCTCATCAATACGAATGATGTAGAGGATCCTGATAATTCAAAGATTTATCTCTGGGACGGTGACCAATACATTTTCATGAATGACCTTTCGGGTACCGCCGGTATCCAAGGTACCATGGGTGCTCAAGGAGTACAAGGTACGCAAGGTGTTCAAGGGACTCAAGGCGAACAGGGTATTCAAGGTATCCAGGGCATTCAAGGTGTGCAGGGAACTCAAGGTGCTCAAGGAGAGCAAGGCATCCAAGGAATTCAAGGAATCCAAGGTGCTCAAGGGACCCAGGGTATCCAAGGTATTCAAGGTGAACAGGGTATCCAGGGTATTCAAGGTACTCAGGGAATTCAAGGTATCCAAGGCACACAAGGTATCCAAGGCGAGCAGGGCATTCAAGGAGAACAAGGTATCCAGGGTATCCAAGGAACACAGGGTACGCAAGGTATCCAAGGAGCCCAAGGCACATTTGGTACGCAAGGAGCCCAAGGCATCCAAGGTATTCAAGGAGAGCAGGGTATCCAGGGTATCCAGGGCATTCAAGGTACTCAAGGAACTCAGGGCACTCAAGGTATCCAAGGAGAGCAGGGTATCCAGGGCATTCAAGGTACTCAAGGAACTCAGGGCACTCAAGGTATCCAAGGAGAGCAGGGTATCCAAGGTGAACAAGGAATCCAGGGCATTCAAGGCGTACAGGGAACACAAGGTGCTCAGGGTGAGCAGGGTATTCAAGGTATTCAAGGTATTCAAGGGGTGCAGGGAACTCAAGGTACCCAAGGCACTCAGGGAACGCAGGGAACCGAAGGTGCTCAAGGTATCCAAGGTACCCAAGGAACACAGGGTGAGCAGGGCATTCAAGGTATTCAAGGTATCCAAGGAATTCAAGGAGCTCAAGGAACCCAGGGGCAACAGGGCATTCAAGGTATCCAAGGTCTCACAGGTATCCAAGGCGCTCAGGGTCTTCAAGGTATTCAAGGATTCAAGGGTACAGAAATTTCTATCAGTGACACTGCACCAACTTCTCCAGAGGTAAATGACCTTTGGTGGAATTCTGTTGGCGGTATGCTCATGATTTACTATTTTGACGGCGACTCGTCTCAATGGGTTTCCGCAACATCTGGTATTACTGGAGCTCAAGGTACTCAAGGCATTCAGGGTCTTACTGGTATCCAAGGTATTCAAGGTACCGCAGGCACCTTTGGCGGTGCAGCGTTCGATTACACATTTGATACATCTACTGTAAATTCCAATCCCGGAGCCGGAAAGCTACGGCTCAATAATGTAAATCTCTCGCTTGCCGATACTCTTTACATTAACGAGTTGGATGATTTAAACAACTCGAACTATAATTTCTTACAGACAATTGACGATTCGACATCTGTTATTAAGGGTCACTTCACAATTTCAATCAAAGGCAATCCAGATGTATTTGCGCTATTTGCAATCACGGGGTTTCATACTCATAACACGAATTACTTCGGCGTTCCTGCATCGTATCTTGCGGGTGCTACATCTTTTGCATCGAATGCCGATATTATAATTACCTTTGCACGTACCGGCGATGTCGGTGCACAGGGAACTCAAGGCATTCAAGGGATCCAAGGTATCACAGGTATTCAAGGAGCAATCGGAACTCAAGGCGCTCAGGGTCTTCAAGGTACTCAGGGCATTCAAGGTGTTCAAGGAACTCAGGGTATCCAGGGCGTACAGGGAACACAAGGTACTCAGGGAACACAGGGTATTCAAGGTATTCAGGGTATTCAAGGCACGCAGGGTATCCAAGGTCGCCAAGGTATTCAAGGGACACAAGGCGCTCAGGGTACTCAGGGAATCCAAGGGATTCAAGGAACTCAGGGTGCGCAGGGAACATTTGGTTCGCAGGGAACTCAGGGTATTCAAGGTATTCAAGGAACTCAAGGCATCACAGGTTCAACTGGTGCTCAAGGTGCCATGGGTTCACAAGGAACTCAGGGTATCCAGGGTCGTCAAGGTATTACTGGTGCTCAAGGTGCAATTGGTACCAGTGTCACGGGTGCTCAGGGCGCTCAAGGAACTTCAGGCGCAACCATTCTCGGTAATACAAATACATGGACGGGAACCAATACATTTAATTATACTCATGGAATGAGTACCGCCTTCGGTCTTCCAGCCGGAAATAACGGCGGTGGAACCGGAAATGCGTATCTTTATCTTTGGACCTCAGAACCCGCCGTTACTTGGACGGCCGCTGGTATCGCAAGAAATAAATCCAATACCGGTTCTTCCTTTGCAAGACCAAATACCGGACTCTCGGGACAGATGATTCGTTTCGATGAAGGCAATTCAATTATATTCTCCGTGACAAGTAGCGGAGGCACCGAATACAATCCTTTTAACTGTACCGACGGTTACGCATATAGTAATGGATCACTTCGCGCTCCTATTTTTTATGATACAAACAATACTGTTTACTATACAGACCCAGCAAGCACTTCGAATCTTGTTGGATTAACTGTAGCAAATACAATATCTGGAAACATTTCTGGTAGTTCAACTTCTTGCTCTGGCAATGCTGCAACCGCGACTACCGCAAACGCTCTTTCTGGTCTCACCTTAAATTCAAGTGCTGCGGCGGCAGTACCCGATAACGTCACTCAGAATCAAATCGGCTATAACTCTAGCGTTAGTTTGTTTGGTCAGACTGACGGCGGTCTTTACTCATCCGCGTACAGTTCAAGCTGGATTCATCAAATCTACGGTGATTTCCGCTCCGGCCAAATGGCTATTCGCGGAAAGAACAACGGCACTTGGCAAGCGTGGCGCGTCGTCCTCGATGCGTCGAACTACACCTCCTACGCCCCGTCTCTGACCGGCTCCGGTGCGAGCGGGAGCTGGGGCATCTCCGTCACGGGTAATGCCGCCAACATCACGGCCTACACGATCAACCAAAGCGTAGGCACAGGAAATAACGTAACTTTCAACATAGCTGATGCTACCCAATTTAGGGATAGTAATGATACAAGTTATTATCTCAATCCCAACGGCGATTCTAGTTTATCTACTGCAAAATTCTGGGGAAATCAAATCACTATTCGCGGCGGCTCACCTACATTGCACTTTCAAGATGCCGATCAAATGTCGGCGATGCTGCACAATAACTCTAACCTCTTCTATATTCTTAGAGGTGGAGTTGATACCACTAGTTGGTCCCAAGTTGGTGGATATTGGCCAGTATATTGGGACCTGAGTAATAATAATGCCACATTCGGTGGAGCTATTTGGGCTGCTGGTAATGTTACAGCTTACTCCGATGCAAAGCTGAAAGAAAATGTAGAAACAGTTACAAGTGCTCTTGACAAGACCTTAGCTCTTCGCGGTGTATATTACACTCTTATTCGTGATGAAACAAAAACCCGTAAGATGGGTGTCATCGCTCAGGAAGTACAAAAAGTTGTGCCAGAAGTTGTCATGTTGCATCAAGACAAGGAAGATACAGAAGGCACTCTTTCGGTTGATTACGGTAACATTACTGCTCTCCTCATCGAAGCAATTAAAGAGCAACAAAAGCAAATTGATGAATTAAAAGCCCTCATCAAGAAATAAGAATCATTTTAATAAATAGCTCAATACTATTATGGCCGTAATTAATTTTCCAACCAATCCGATCAACGGTTACATTCATACAGCTAACAACAGTAGCTGGATCTGGAATGGATCATACTGGAACGCCGTTAATGGCGGCGCGCAAGGTGCTCAGGGTCTCCAAGGCATTCAAGGAATCCAAGGCGTACAAGGAACTCAGGGTCTCCAAGGCGAGCAAGGTATCCAGGGAATCCAAGGCATTCAAGGTGTTCAAGGCACACAAGGTACTCAAGGTATCCAAGGTATCCAAGGTACACAGGGTATTCAAGGCTTGCAGGGCATTCAAGGTATTCAAGGAACACAAGGTATTCAAGGACATCAGGGTACACAAGGCGAGCAAGGTATCCAGGGTATTCAAGGCATTCAAGGTGTACAGGGAACACAAGGCACTCAGGGCGAGCAAGGTATCCAGGGTATTCAAGGAGTGCAAGGTACGCAGGGTGCTCAGGGTGAACAAGGAATTCAAGGCATTCAAGGCGTGCAGGGAACTCAGGGTGCTCAGGGTGCAGATGGTTACGTTGGCTCCGATGGTGCTCAAGGCACGCAAGGTATCCAAGGTATCCAGGGTATCCAAGGAACTCAAGGTATCCAAGGTGTGCAAGGAACACAGGGTACGCAAGGTGAACAGGGTATTCAAGGAACTCAGGGAACACAAGGAGAACAAGGTATTCAAGGGACTCAGGGTATTCAAGGTATCCAAGGCGTCCAAGGAACTCAGGGAACACAAGGAGAACAAGGTATTCAAGGGACTCAGGGTATTCAAGGTATCCAAGGCGTCCAAGGAACTCAGGGAACACAAGGAGAACAGGGAATTCAAGGAACTCAAGGTATCCAAGGCGTTCAAGGTACACAGGGCACTCAGGGTATTCAGGGCGTCCAAGGTACCCAAGGCGTGCAGGGTATTCAAGGAACTCAGGGCACTCAGGGTGAACAAGGAATCCAAGGGATCCAGGGAATTCAAGGTATTCAAGGAGCACAAGGTATCCAGGGAATTCAAGGCGTGCAAGGAACACAGGGAACTCAGGGTATTCAAGGTCCTGCTGGTACCTTTGGCGGTGCCGCATTCGACTATACCTTTGATACAACTACTACAAATTCAAATCCTGGCACCGGCGTTCTTCGTCTCAATACTGCCAACCTTTCTCTTTCTTCGGCATTGTACATTAATGATACTGATGACCTCAGTGTTTCGATCTACAACTTCTTACAGACCATTGACGATTCTACATCAACAATCAAAGGTCACTTTACAATCTCGGAAAAGGCAAATGCAAACAACTTTGCAATCTTTGCGATTACCGGAAATCATACGCATGGTACAAATTATTTCCAGGTACCCGTCTCCTATCTTTCTGGTGCGACATCATTTACGGATGATTTAGACATCATTATTACCTTTGCTCGTTCGGGTGACATTGGTGCAACCGGTGCTCAAGGTACTCAAGGAACACAAGGCGAGCAAGGTATCCAGGGCATTCAAGGAATTCAAGGCACACAGGGAACGCAAGGAACTCAGGGCATTCAAGGTATTCAAGGAACGCAAGGAGCTCAGGGTGAACAGGGTATCCAAGGCATTCAAGGAATTCAAGGCGTACAGGGTACGCAAGGAACACAAGGGCGCCAGGGTATTCAAGGAACTCAGGGCACTCAAGGTATTCAAGGAGTGCAGGGAACACAAGGAACACAAGGGCAACAAGGCATCCAAGGAACTCAGGGCACTCAAGGTATTCAAGGGATTCAAGGCACTCAGGGCACCCAGGGTGAGCAAGGCATTCAAGGAATCCAGGGTATTCAAGGAGTGCAGGGAACACAAGGCACTCAAGGTATTCAGGGCATCCAAGGTATCCAAGGAACTCAGGGAACTCAAGGACAACAGGGAATCCAAGGTACTCAGGGTGAGCAGGGAATTCAAGGAATCCAGGGTATTCAAGGAACGCAGGGCACACAAGGTATCCAAGGTATCACTGGTTCTCAAGGTATTACCGGAACTCAGGGCACTCAAGGTATCCAGGGGACTCAGGGCACTCAGGGCATCCAAGGTATTCAAGGTATCCAGGGTATTCAAGGAGTACAGGGAACACAAGGTACACAGGGGACGCAAGGAATCCAGGGCATCCAAGGTATTCAAGGTATCCAGGGTATTCAAGGAGTACAGGGAACACAAGGTACACAGGGGACGCAAGGAATCCAGGGCATCCAAGGTATTCAAGGTGAGCAAGGTATCCAGGGTATTCAGGGCATTCAAGGCGTTCAAGGGATCCAAGGCATTCAAGGTATCCAAGGTATTCAGGGAACTCAAGGTACCCAAGGGTTAAAGGGAACAGAAATTGCTTCATCGGCAACTCCGCCCGAGTCTCCTTCCGTTGATGACCTCTGGTGGAATTCCGATCTAGGTATTTTGATGATCTATTATTATGATGGTGATTCGTACCAATGGGTCACGACATCATCGGGTATTGTTGGACCTCAAGGTGCTCAGGGCACAATGGGTACTCAAGGTATCAATGGAACTCAGGGTGCATCAGGTTTCAATGGAGCACAAGGTTCTCAAGGTCTCCAAGGTCTCCAAGGTATTCAAGGTGTCCAGGGTATTTCTGGTGCTCAAGGTCTGAATGGGGCTCAAGGTATTCAAGGCGTACAGGGTACGCAAGGAACACAAGGGCGCCAGGGTATTCAAGGAACTCAAGGTATCCAAGGAATTCAAGGTGTCCAAGGGATTCAAGGTATCCAGGGTATTCAAGGTACTCAAGGAACACAAGGCATTCAAGGTACTCAAGGAACACAGGGTATTCAAGGCGTACAAGGCGCTCAAGGAACACAGGGTATTCAAGGTATTCAAGGCGTACAAGGTATTGCCGGTTATCAAGGAATTAATGGTGCTCAGGGGACACAGGGTATTCAAGGTATCCAAGGGGTACAAGGAACGCAGGGCACACAGGGTATTACAGGTTCGCAGGGTACTGCCGGAACATTCGGTGGTGCAGCATTCGATTACACCTTTGATACATCCACGACAAATGCGGATCCGGGTACCGGAAAGCTCCGTCTCAGTAATGCCGATCTAAGCCTGGCAAGTGCTCTTTACATTAATGATACTGATGACCTGAGTGTTTCAATTTACAATTTCTTACAGACCATTGATGACTCAACCTCAACAATCAAGGGTCACTTTACGATCACTCAGAAGAATGACACAAATAATTTTGCGTTGTTCTCAATTACCGGAGCTCACTCTCACGGTTCCAATTATTTTAATGTTCCGGTAGCTTACCTGAGCGGTGCAACTTCTTTTACCAATGCTCTTGACATTATTATTACTTTTGCTCGTACGGGTGACGTAGGCGCAACTGGTGCACAAGGCACACAAGGTACACAGGGTATACAGGGTATCCAAGGGATTACTGGTATTCAAGGAACTCAAGGTGTACAAGGAACTCAAGGTCGTCAGGGTATCCAAGGGACTCAGGGCACTCAGGGCCAACAAGGAACCCAAGGTATCCAGGGAATTCAAGGCGCTCAAGGAACACAGGGTATTCAAGGTATCCAAGGAACACAGGGTATACAAGGCGTACAAGGCGTGCAAGGCGCTCAAGGAACACAGGGTATTCAAGGTATCCAAGGAACACAGGGTATACAAGGCGTGCAAGGTACGCAAGGTATCCAGGGTGTACAGGGTATCCAAGGTATCCAAGGTATTCGAGGAACTCAGGGCACTCAGGGCACTCAGGGCGTTCAAGGTATCACTGGCGTGAATGCAAATGTTCTCACAAGCGACACTGCTCCGGTATCTCCAAATGCCGGTGACCTATGGTGGGACTCAAGTGTTGGCATGATGCGCATTTACTATTATGACGGTACATCATCGCAATGGGTCGATGTTAATCCAGGCTCGATTCAAGGTATCCAGGGTATTCAAGGTATTAGCGGTGCATCAATTCTTGGAACTGCAAATACTTGGACAAATACAAATGCGTTTACATCGTTAAGTAGCACGGGAGGAGCCAACTTTGCAACGAGCAGCGGCAACGTCGGCATTGGTACAACGAGTCCATCCGCTAAACTGCACGTTGAAGATGGGAATATCTTCATCGGTAATTTTTCGGCTCATCCGAGTCCATATGGTTCCTCTTCAACTTCAAGTGGGCACGTTCTGAGGTTTGACAACACCTATAATGGCCGAAAGATCATTCTTCACGATAATGGGTTCGCGCCAGATTGGTTTGGCGGTTTTGGAGTTTCTCTCTCGGATATGGACTATTTCAGTGGGGCTAATCATCGGTTTTATGTCGGCTCAACTGCGGGGGCTGACGGTACTGAAGCCTTTACGATCCGATCAAGCGGCAACGTCGGCATTGGTACGACGAGTCCTGCAAATAGATTATCGGTCGCTGGTTCAGGTACATCGCTATTTCACTTTTTAGGCGAAGGTAATACATATTATGTATTACGTTCTAGAAATAGTGCAGATAGCGCGTTTGCTGATTTAGTATTAAGAACTGATGATTTTGTAATAGAAACAGGAACTTCTGGAGCAGTAACCGAACGTCTTAGATTAGGAGATACTGGTAATTTTAATATAGATTCAGGAACATTTTTTGTTGACGCTCTAAATGATAGAGTTGGCATTGGTACGACGAGTCCTAGCCAAAAATTAACAGTTATAGGAGATGTGGCTTTTCGCGGTTCCTCAAGCAACGCTGATGCTACTAATATACCAATTAATTTATTATTCTCCAAGTCGTCAGGAAGTTCTGCTACTGCAAATTTAAGCGTAACTACAGATTTTACTTTCACAGGAGCTAACGGCTGGCGTAACTGCGTGCTCACGACCACAGCATCTCATATCAATCAATACGGCGGTTCACAAGGAGCTGTTGAAGAACTTATTCATTTTAGAGCACTTAATAGTTCTCCAGGAGTCGGTCAAATCAATGTGATTAGAACGAATACAAATGGATCAACAATTACATTAACTTATTCAGCACCTTCAAATGGTGTACTTAGAGTAGTTGCTACTTTTAACGACACGGCTGTTCCTGGATCTGTTCCTACCCACGAATTGTGGGTAAACTTTTCTATGCTTTCACCAGTTGCCGTTACAGTTGCGTAATGCTCTCGAATCTAAATAATAAATACTCTTATGGCTATTGATTTTCCAACATCACCTTCTCCCGGACAGCAAGTCACATCTGGTTCAAGAACATGGACGTGGAGCGGTACCTATTGGGCCAATAATACCATCACTGGTGTCCAGGGCACACAAGGTATCCAAGGAACTCAGGGAACACAAGGCGTCCAAGGTATCCAGGGGCTTCTAGGCACTCAGGGTTCGCAGGGTCTCCAAGGTATCCAAGGAATTCAAGGTATCCAGGGTATTCAAGGTGTCCAAGGTATCCGAGGCACTCAGGGAACACAGGGTCTCCAAGGTATCATGGGTGCTCAGGGTGCTCAAGGTACACAGGGAACACAAGGCGCACAGGGCATTCAAGGCACTCAGGGTATTAGCGGTGCATCCATTCTTGGAACTAATAATACCTTTACTGGAACAAATGCGTTTACGACGTTGAGCGCGACGGGCATTATATCCAGCCCTGCGGGTTTTACCGCAACAGCCGGGTCATCGCTTCAGGTTAATAATGCGTCGAACGACGCAGCGGCAACCATTGTTAACACCGGCACAACTGGCGCATCTGTGATAAGTTTCCGAACGGCTTCCACAACTCGGATGACCATTGGAGCAAACGGAGAAACCTCGGTCATTGGGCCTCTTCAGGACATAACCAGTGGGCTGTCCCAATTTTCAGTCATAGCAACCGGAACTAGCGCCATCGCCAACGGCGGCACGATTCAACTTGGCGGCGTATTTACAGGCACTTCTCAGGCGAGCTTCGCCGGGCTTAAAGGCCAAAAGGAAAACAGCACCGATAACAACACGGCAGGCGCACTTACCCTTTGGACGCGGCCAGCAGGCGGCGCAATGACGCAGCGGGCCACGCTTTCGAGTGTTGGAAATTTCTCGCTGTCCTCCACCACCGCTTCCACGTCCACCACGACCGGCTCACTCATCAACGCGGGCGGGTTTGGAAATGCAGGCGACATTTGGGGCGGCGGCAAAGCCCGCATCGGCGGCAACTCGCTCTCTGGATTGGACGGCGGCGTGGGCGCGGACTTCGCCGTGACCTCAACCTCAGTCGCAAATGTTGCGGGCTTCTTGCAAGGCAGCGCGGGACGCGGGATCATGCTATACCAGAACGGTTACGTTGCCAGCACCACGGGCGGAAACTGGAATGTCGCGGCAACGACGGCAGGCGCAAGTATGTCGGTTGGAACTCTCGGAGCTTCGGCAGGAGGCACGCTGTCATTCACGGGTCCGACGTTGCTCTCGGTGCTCAACACCACCGCCAGCACCTCCACTACCACCGGCGCTCTCACGGTTGCGGGAGGCGTCGGTGTCGCGGGCGCAGCCAACTTCGGTGGCACTATCCGAGTGCGCGGCGGCGCTTTTACCACCCGCATCCGTCAAGACGCGGCACGCATGGAATTTGTGGACGTTGCGGAGTCGGCCTACGTTCCCGGCATCTTCCAAGGCTCAACGCTATCTCTGTTTGGCAACAACGGCACCGGACTTGTTGTGGGGACGACAGGCAACGTCGGTATTGGGACGACGAATCCAAAAAATAAATTAACTGTTTTAGGCTCAATTGCGAAACAAACCACTACAGGTTATGACGGGGTATTTGATAACATCTTTAAATATGGAGTACAAGCCGATCTTGAAGGTTCTGGTCAAAATCTAGATCGTTGGATTGGTGCTGACGCAACTGTTACTGCTGGCGGTGGAGATGCAAATAAACTAAAATTTAGAGTTTATAGTGGAGGTGGTTCAGGCTCTCCAGCGGATGTTATGACGTTGCTTGGTAATGGCAACGTCGGCATTGGGACGACGAGTCCTGCTGCAAAACTCCATGTCAATGGTGGTGAAATTTACGTTCAAAGCACCGACTATGGTCGCGTAATGTTTGTTCGTGGTAGTACTAACATTTGGGCTGTTGGGCCAAGAAACACGGACGATCTTTATATTCGCCGCGAAGGTGGGTCGGCAAATGTGATTTTTGATGGTGGCAACGTCGGTATCGGTACAAGTACAATTACAAAACGTCTGCATATATATTCCGGCGAACAGTCCGTAGGCGCGTCTCAATTTAATTTAGAAGGATATATCGGTGGTTATGGAGCCGGTCTTACATTTACATCTCTTTTGAGTAGTACATCCACATTAAAAGAAATGGCTCGTATTACCGCAGACGGTGAAGCGGCTTGGAATGCTACAGCATCTACTCAAGACGCAGGTTTACGTTTTTATACAACTTCTCAAGGCACAACGGCTGAAAGAGTGCGTATTAATGCTTACGGAAATGTTGGGATTGGAACGAACACCATAGCCGACATTGCCGGCGGCACATCACGAACATTAGAGATTTATGGCGGCGCAAGCGGTGGCGGTTCGTTCCTGCATATCACAAATAGCACTACAGGACAAACTACTCTTGATGGATTAGTAATTGGCATCTCTGGTGGCGCTAGTGACGTTCTGTTTATACAACGCGAGGCGGCAAACATTATTTTCCGAACGGACAATACCGAACGGGTGCGTATTGGCGCTACAGGCAACGTCGGCATTGGAACGACGAGTCCTGCTGCACGACTCGATGTTTCCGGTTCGGCAGCGTTTGGCGTAGGCTCAACCACCGGTTTCGGCATCACTCTCCGCGAACACACAACCGGCACCGTTCGTAACTGGAGCATCCGGGATGATGCAGGCGTTGATCGGTTAAGGTTTTCTCGTGGCAGCAGTGACGCAGTGTTTTGGGATGTGCTTAAAGTTTCGGCATCGGACCAAACCGCCGATCAGTTTTGGTACACAAATGGCGCACAGAGGATGCAGCTTTCGTCCGCTGGCCTTGCCGTGACATCGGCCTTCACAGTAACGGGCGGCGCGGCCATCGGCGGGGCGGCACTCTCCGCCACAGGCAACCAAGCCAGCCAGCTCATTGCAAACCTTACATCGAGCATTTCCGGCGCGGGCACCAGCTTCGGTCTGCGGGTGGCGGCAGGCACAAACGCCAGCGACTATGCGCTCCGCGTCTTGAACCAAGCTGGAACGCTTGATTACTTGTTTGTCAAGGGTGACGGCGCTGTCAATATTCCCGGTTCTCTTTCAAAGGGTTCAGGTTCATTCCGTATTGAACATCCACTTCCTTCTAAATCAGAAACACATGAACTCGTTCACTCTTTCATCGAAGGTCCACAAGCTGATCTTATTTATCGCGGTAAAGCAACACTAGTAAACGGTGCTGCATCCGTGAATATTGACACCTCCGCCACTATGACGGAAGGCACCTTTGAAGCTCTCTGCCGTGAAGTTCAATGCTTCACTACTAACGAAAGCGGTTGGACTGCTATTCGTGGAAAAGTTACAGGCAATATTCTCACAATTCAAGCTCAAGATTCTACCTGCACAGACGAAATTTCTTGGATGGTCATTGGCGAGCGTAAGGACAAGCACATGATGGACACTGAATGGACAGACGAAAATGGTAAAGTAATTGTTGAACCATTGAAACCTATTAAAGAAACAGCGGAAACCAGAGATGTCTAATTCCAAGTAATAAATAGAACATATCACAATGGCCCTTTCATTTCCAAATTCACCTACACTCAATGACATCCACAGCCACGGTGGTAAAAGCTGGCAATGGAATGGTGCCTTCTGGGTCTCGATTAATGCTGGTGTTCAAGGACCGCAGGGTATCCAAGGGACACAAGGTACACAGGGTCTTCAAGGTGCACAAGGAACTCAGGGACAACAGGGTATTCAGGGCACGCAAGGAACACAAGGAACTCAGGGTACCCAAGGGCTTCAAGGTGCGCAAGGCACTCAGGGACAACAAGGCATCCAGGGAATTCAAGGAACCTTAGGAGCTCAAGGTGCAGTAGGTGCACAAGGTACTCAGGGTATCCAGGGTATCCAGGGTCGTCAGGGTATTCAAG